GACAAGGAATGTAGAACGTCAAGGCATAGGCTCACTACTAACAGAAAAACTAGAAGGGCAGTCTGTTAATACAGACGGAACTGCTCTTACGCCTGTGAATTGGAAGAGAGTACAGAAAATGCCAGTAAAACAGCAGTTTGATAAAATTTATGATTGGGCTGAGTCAAAAGGCTGGAAAGTAGAAATAGCCGGTGTTAGCGACAGTACGTCTTCACGGTATTTAAACATTAGAAAGCCAACAAACTATGATCCAGAATACGGCGGATACCTAGACGACGAAACTATCCATGTGCGGATAGCAGACCATGCAAATCACAGAAACACTGGTGACAGCTTAACCTCAAAATTATTTATCAATATTGCGCCGGGGGAGGCAACGGTCTCGGAGGCAGTTAATGATATTAAAAAATTTATGGAGGCCAAAGCTCGTGGCGGCTCCGTCACCAAAAAAGCCAAAGGCGGAAACGTAGAACGCGTGTACAATGACCGCAAATACATATAAGGGATGTAGCAATGCCTATAGATAAGGTTGTTAACCTAGCCCCTGCCTCCGACATGATGGACATGCCGGAGGACTCGTCGGACATTGAGATTATTCTTGAGGATGACGGCAGTGCCATCATCGAGTTAGGCGAGGAAGAGGACGACGAGGTCGGCTTCTACGGCAACCTTGCCGAGGTTATTGACACAAACGACCTTGGGTCGATATCCATTGACCTGATGGCGTTGTTCGAGGCGGACAAGTCTAGCCGTTCGGACTGGGAGCAGATGTACTCGAAAGGTCTTGAGCTGTTGGGCTTGAAGATCGAAGAGCGCACCAAGCCGTTCCGTGGCGCAGCGGGTGCCGTGCATCCGATGTTGACCGAAGCGATTGTGCAGTTCCAAGCACAGGCGTTTAAGGAACTGATGCCAGCCGGTGGACCCGTGCGCACCCAAACCGTGGGCAAAGAAACGCTAGACAAGGTGCAGCAAGCGTCTCGCGTACAAGACTTCATGAATTATCAGATCACGACGGTGATGAAAGAGTACACACCGGAGTTCGATCAGCTTCTTTTCTATACCGGCTACGGCGGATCGACCTTCAAGAAGGTCTATTACGACGAACAGATCGGGCGCATGGTCAGCAGGCTGGTGCTGCCTGACGATATGTACATCCCCTACAACGGATCGAGCGTTATTTCAGAGTGTCCGCGCCTTACCCACCGCATTTCCATGGACTCAAACGAGTACCGCAAGCGCGTGTATGCGGGTGAATACCTTGACGTTATGGTTACCCCTGAGTCTACCCCTGCGGACGCGAGTCAGATTCGGTATTCCATTGATAAAGCGACCGGCGTGGTGCAGACAGGCGAGCCTGAAGAGATATTTTTGCTGGAATTTCAGGTCGCGTTAGACATTCCCGGCTTTGAAGACATGGGCGAAGACGATGAGCCGACAGGCATTCGACTTCCGTACGTCGTTACGCTGGACGAAATGAGTTCGCGGGTCGTAGGAGTGCGCAGAAACTGGATAGAAGGCGACGAATTGAAGTGCAGGCGCGAATATTTCGTGCATTACGTGTTAGTCGAAGGGCTTGGCGCGTATGGTTTGGGCTTTGTCCACCTGATTGGGGGGCTTGCTAAGACCGCTACCAGCGCATTGCGTCAATTATTAGACGCAGGCACCTTGGCTAACCTGCCCGCAGGCTTTAAAGCGAAGGGCGCGAGGATCGCGGACGACGACAGTCCGATCCAGCCGGGCGAATGGCGTGATATTGACGCGGGCGGGGCGGAACTTTCGGCATCTTTACTGCCATTACCCTACACCGAACCGTCGCAGACGCTGTTTCAGCTACTAAGCTTCACGGTTGACGCCGGAAAACGCCTTGCCAGCACGGCAGACATGCAGGTGGGGGACGGAAATCAGCAGGCGGCGGTCGGTACAACGATTGCGTTGCTAGAACGTGGCTCGATGGTGATGTCCGCGATCCACAAACGCCTGTATTACGCCCAGACGCAAGAGTTTGAGATGCTGGCCAAGGGCTTTGGCGAGTATCTGCCTGACGAATACCCCTATGACGTACCGGGTGCCAGCCGCCGGATCAAAAAATCCGACTTTGACAACATGGTCGCGGTATTGCCAGTGGCAGATCCGAACATTTTCTCTGCCGCGCAGCGTATTACGTTGGCACAGACCCAGTTGCAGCTCGCGCAGAGTGCGCCGCAGATGCACAACATGTACGAGGCGTACTATCGGGTGTATGCCGCGCTGAATGTGCGCGACATTGACGGTATTTTACGCATTCAAAGCAACCAGATGCCCAAAGATCCGGCCTCGGAGAATGCCGATGTGCTGGGGGGTATGGAACTGAAGGCTTTTGCAGGTCAACAGCACGATGCACACGTTGCGGCGCATCTGATGATGGGCTTATCACCGTTAATGCAGGCAAATGCGCTGGGTGGCGTTGAATTGTACAAACATATCATGCAGCACATCCGTTTACGGGCAGAAGAAGACACCGAAGCGGAGTTATTTGAGCAATACGGTGCAGATCCTGACAATATGGTGTCGGATATCCAACGGGAAGGCATGATATCGCTGAAAATAGCGGAAGGGATGCAGCAGATGCGCACTATGCAGGATCAGTTGGCAAATCCCGGCGGCGGTGGTGGGCAGGATCCTATTGTTGCGCTCAAGGCACAGGAGCTACAGCAACGGGCAGCGAACGATCAGGCGAATATCCAGCTAAAACAGCAAGGATTACAGATCGATCAGTCAAAAGTGATGCAAAGTGCCCAAGCAAACAAAGAAAGGATCCAATCTCAGCAGAATATTGCACAAATGCGTACAGGCGTAGCCCTAAAACGCATAAATCAGCCGCGTAACGGGGGTTAAGATGCCGATTAAGAAGGGTTCTAGTAAGAAAACCATCTCAAACAACGTAAAAGAGGTGTTTTCTGCCTATAAAACAAGCGGAAAAATAGGCTCTAGCAAGCCTTCTAGCGCAGCAAAAGCACAGAAACAGGCGGTCGCAATTGCCCTTTCGAGTGCGGGAAAATCGCGTGGAACGAGCGGTTTACCAAAGGGAAGGCAGGGCGCAGTACGTACCGTAAAAAAACGTGACGGAAATACACCAGTAAAGCTATACTAGTATCGTTTTAGCCTCCAGACAGTGGCGTAACTGTCTGCTATTCATGGAAATTACCATGCTTGAATTTGCAGAAAAAGTACTGCGAGAGCTTCGGAAATTACAACAGGACTCGGAAGCGATTGTGCTTAATGGCACCATTGCTGACATGGAGCGTTACCGCTTCATGATGGGTCGTCTGGAAGGCATAAAATTGGTAGAAGCCCTTATACAGCTTGAGCTGAATAAGAGGTCTACAGACGATTTTTAACCCCCAGAGGAAGTGTAATGGAAGAACCTAAGTTGACCGCACTCGAACAACAGCGCAGGGACAAGATCGCGAACACGCCTCCCACGCTTGATGATGCTTATGACGAAGACGGAAACGTGGACATTAATAATGTCTCTAAAGCCGTCCTTGACAGAGTCCCCAACCCTACTGGATGGCGCATTGCCATCTTGCCTTTTCGGGGCAGCAAAAGCTCCAAGGGCGGCATCCTGCTGGCTGAAGAAACCCAAAAACGTACACAACTGGCAACTAACTGCGGCTATGTGTTGCGTATGGGAGATCTCGCCTATTCGGATGAGTCCAAGTTCCCTAACGGTCCTTGGTGCGCGGTGGGCGATTGGATCATCTTTGGAAGGTACGCGGGTTCCCGTATTCAGATTGATGGGGGCGAAATTCGGCTGTTAAACGATGACGAAGTCTTGGGGCTGATCAATGACCCTAAAGACGTTCTGCACATGTGAGGGAGGAGAGTATGGGTAACGAACAATTAGACTTTAAGATTGGCGAGGATGAAGAACCCGCAGAGGTGGAGATGAATGAGGATGGCACGAATGCCGTCGTCACCACCAAGGAAGAGCCACCCTTGGTAGAAACTACTGCGCCTAAGAAAGACGAGCTGGATCAATACGGCGACAAGGTACAGAAGCGCATTGATAAGCTGACGGGTCGCCTGCGCGAGACGCAGCGGCGTGAGGAGGCAGCGGTTGAGTATGCCCGCAACGCCCTCAACAGAGCCGAGGAACTCGAAGCGCGGTTCAAGCAGTCCGATGCAGAGCGGCTGGTAGAAGCGAAAGGTCGCATTGACACGCAGATGGTTGCGCTCAAGCAGATCATCAAGAAGGCGCGTGAAGAGTACGACATTGACACTGAGACCGAGGCGCAGCAACGCCTGACTTCTATGCTGATGGATCAGCAGCGCGTGGCAGAGGCTACGCACTACCGTCAACAGTCCATGACGCAGCGCGAAGCCCCACCCCAGCAAAATACTTACCAGCAGAAGTTGCCGCAGCAACAGTACACTGCCCCTAAAGCGGCGGTAGATCCGCAGGCTGAAGAGTGGGCAGAGCGTAATGCATGGTTTGGTACCAACACTGTAATGACAGGGGCGGTGCGAGGAATACACCTTGACTTAATCCAAAAGGAAGGGTTTGACCCTCAGTCAGAAGAGTACTATGATGAAATTGATCGTAGGATGCGCAGTATCTTTCCAAAGGAACTCAAGCAGACTACGCCACAAGACAACAGAAACGCCCGTCCCGTGCAGACGGTCGCCCCTGCAACCCGCTCGTCGGGAGTGAACAGCTCTGCACGCCGGACAGTTAAACTAAGTCCAAGCCAAGTTGCAATTGCAAAAAGACTGGGTGTTCCTCTTGAGGAATACGCCAAATACGTAAAGGAGTAATAACATGACTACAGCACCTGTAATACCAAAACTTAATCGTAGCCCCCGCACGGAAGAAACCCGTGAGGTCACTACGCGGCGCAAAGCATGGGCACCCCCTTCACGTTTGGATGCACCCCCTGCACCTGCTGGATATAAACATCGCTGGATAAGAGCTGAAGCTGGTGGAATGGATGATCGCATGAACGTTGCAGCAAAACTCCGCGAGGGGTATGAGCTGGTTCGTGCTGATGAATATCCAGACTTCCAAGGACAGACCCCACAAGACGGCAAAAACGCAGGCATTATCAGCGTAGGCGGTCTTCTACTGGCGAGAATTCCTGAAGAAACGGCAGAGGAGCGTCGGCAGTATTACAAAGACCGCACCCACGACCAAATAAAGGCAGTCGATAATGACCTGTTGAAGACGAATGCACACTCGTCGATGAAGATCAACAAGCCAGAAAGACAGTCGCGTGTAAGCATTGGTGGCGGAGACGCTTCCAAATAACTCACTTAAAGGATACATATTATGGCTAACGTAAACAGTCCCTATGGCCTACGGGCTTTAGGAAACCTGTCCGCCACTGGCGCACAGAAACAGTACGGCTACACCATTGACGACAACCAATCTGGCGCAATTTTCCAAGGTGACTTGGTCACTGTTGTGTCTGGTTTTCTTGTTAAATTTGCACCCGGTTCACATGTCTCAGCAGTTGGCGTGTTTAACGGTTGCTTCTATAACGACCCAACCACGCAGAAACCTACTTGGAAGAACTACTATCCGGGCAGCATCAACATCACAACAGGTTCTATTCAAGCCTCTGTGATTGATGACCCGAGCCAGTTGTTTACCATTCAAGTGAACGGCACCATGACTCAAGCGGCGATAGGCAATAACGCAGACGTTACGGGTTCTACTACGGGCAGTACTGTTACGGGTGTCTCTAACATGACCCTTAACTTCTCTAGCCAAGCAACCACGGCAGCTCTCAATCTTAAGATCATAGGTCTGTATGACCAGCCAAACAACGCGCTGGGTGCTGATGCCCAAGTGGTTGTTAAGATCAATGAGCATCGCTATGGCAGCCCCGGTGTTGCAAGTACCTAATCTAACCCTTAGAGGAGCCTAACCATGGCAATTTCACGCGCACAACTAGTAAAAGAACTCGAACCCGGCCTCAATGCCTTGTTCGGTTTAGAATATAAAAACTACATGAACGAGCATGCCGAAATCTATGACATTGAGTCTTCTGACCGTGCATTTGAAGAAGAAGTAATGTTGTCAGGATTTGGCGAAGCCCCCGTTAAATATGAAGGTGCTGGCGTGTCTTATGACAGTGCGCAGGAAGTTTATACTGCTCGCTACACACATGAGACTATTGCACTAGCGTTCAGTTTAACTGAGGAAGCCGTTGAAGATAATCTCTACGACAAACTGGCAGGTCGTTACACCAAAGCCTTGGCTCGTTCCATGGCTACCACCAAACAGGTAAAAGCTGCCGCCGTTCTTAACGGTGCATTTACTACCTCCCTTGGCGGTGACGGTGTAGCTCTTTGTGCAACGGATCACCCTACCTTGTCGGGTGACGTGGCTAATGAGTTGGCAACCCCTGCGGATCTTTCCGAAACCTCACTGGAACAGGCATTGATTGACATTGCTGCGTTTACCGATGAGCGTGGATTGAAGATCGCTGTTCAGGGTTTGAAACTGGTAGTTCCAAAAGAACTTCAGTTCACTGCTGATCGTATCTTGAAGTCTACTCTGCGGGTTGGTACAGCGGATAACGACATCAACGCAATCAAAAACATGGGCATGGTGCCACAGGGATACACTGTTAACCATTATTTAACCGACCCAGACGCTTGGTTCATTTTGACTGACTCCCCAAATGGCATGAAAATGTTCAACAGGGTATCAATCAAAACTGGTTTTGAAGGTGACTTCGATACCGGCAACGTTAGGTACAAAGCGAGAGAGCGATATTCTTTCGGATATTCTGATTTCCGTGGCATTTTCGGTTCGCCCGGCACTCCGTAAGACCGTTACTTTACAAGCAGTAATTAAAGGGAGCTTCGGCTCCCTTTTTTTTAAGTACGTTGACCACTCTGTACTAACATGTTATAAAATGCATAACCGGGAACAACCCGCGTATCTGACAGTCTCGGCTGACGACATGCAGACAGATACGCATAACTCGCATGTGAGGAGATTCAAATGGCTTCAACTACATTTTCTGGTGCAGTTACTTCTACCAATGGCTTTATCGGTGCTTTGACGGGCAACGTCACCGGCAACATTGCTGGGACAGGCACAACCACCCACGCTACAACATCAGCTATAAATGCAACAGGTGTCGCTACCGCCGCACAAGTTGCGACTGGCTACATCACATCTACTTCTGCCGCACCGACTTCAATCACGCTACCTACAGGTACGTTGTTGGGCGCAGCCCTTGGTGCAGCTAAAGGTACAATTTTTGACCTTTACATAGACAACACTGCCGGTGCAAGTGCTGTAAGCATTGTTGCTGCTGTTAACGGTATCTTGTCCACCGCTGGCGCAGACAGTGCCGCGTCTTTTGGTGACCTGACTGTAGCTGCGGGCGTAACGGGCGTTGCTCGCTACACACTTATGTTTTCGAGCGCAACTGCGTACGTGTTC